TTACATCGGCTTGTGCACGACCTTCTTCTTCGGCCGTTCGCCGCTGTTCTGCACCAGTATCGTGATGACGCATTCGTTGCCAACGGGCTCGACGGAGAGAAGGGTGCCGCCATTCTCGGACAGCGCCTCGCGCGCCGCTGCGGAGCAATCGCCGCGGACGACGATAACCTCCCGGCTGGTTTGCGGCTGTGGCGCGGCAAAGCCGAGCCCCAGGGCCGCCACGGCCAAAATCAGATGCGATCCCATTGCATTTCTTTCATGAGTTTGGATGCCTCATTCTGAAACTATTCATACAGATGCGCATCTGAATGACAAATGAACATGAGCGAAAAAGTCGCCGCCGATCAAGTGCCGGCAGCGACCTTTTTCATCGATCAGCCGACCTTCGCCGTCGCCTTCATGCGGCCCCATATGGCCATGAGGCCACCGGCCGTTCCCGCCAGCGACACGAGCGCGTCGGCAAGCTGGCCCTGGTCGGCGGCGGAAAGATTGTAGCCGCCGGCATGGGCCAGCGAGGCGGCGATGGCGATGACCGCACCCCAGATGGTGCGGGACTGGTACCATGTCTTGATGTCTTCCATGCGTCTTCTCCTTGGGTTGAGCGGAAATTGGGGCGATCACAGAGCGATGGCTGCTTCTGCGGCGAGGCCGGAGGCGACTGTCCAGCCGATCTGGCGGACACGGAAGCGGATGATGGCTGGCATCGACCCGAAGTCGGCGGCCGCCTCGGCCGCGGCGTAGTCGAATACGGGTGACGTCACCTCGACATCGCGGCGCGTTGCGCCGTCCTCCGCCAGGATTTCGACGCGATAGCGCTCCTCCGGTTCGTCGAGCGGGATGTCGTAGGCATCCCAGTTGTCGGCGTCGGCCCGGCCGCAGCGCGTCCATGACAGGTGGATGCCGCCCGAGACGAGACGCGCCGCCCGCAGATGCACCGGCGCCAGCGGCGTTGCCGCCCGGCGTCCACCGGAAAAGGCCAAGGGACCCACCGTTGCCGCGCCCGCCTCGGCCCGCCAGTTGAGCGCCAGACCCGCCTCGTCCGGTTCCAGGCCCAGCGAGACAACCGAATCATTGAGGAAAACCACATCCGCGCCGGCACCCGCGCCGGCAGCCATGGCATCCGTGGTGCCATAAAGTCCGCGCAGCAGATGGGAGAGGTGCCAGCGCCCGGCCTCCACTTCTTCCGCGTCCCGAAATCCGATCACCTCGAAGGCACCATTATCCGCCCGGACTGCGACCCGGTTGGCGCCCGCCAGAAGCCCGGCCGTCGTGACCGAGGTGAAGCTGCCGAAGCCGAGCCCCACGTCGAGACTGTTGACCCGGTCGCGTCGTCCGGAGATGCCGGGGCCGAGCGCGGTGGCGAGCGAGCCCAGCGTTGCAGGCCGCGTCGCCACCGCGCGCGGACGGTAACCCTCCGTTCCGGTGGAGGCAGAGAGCGTCACTGTCCGCCAGGGTTTCGCCAGGACCGCGGCACTGGCATAGGCTTCAGGGGACTTCGAACCAAGCCTGGGCAGGTCGAGAAAGACGATGGCAGGGGCGAAAAGCTGCGATGCTTCGCTGCCGCCCGCCCGTGTGACACTTGGGGCATAGGCATGCGCGCCCACGGGCGGGGCATATTCCGAGGCCTCGATGGCGCGCGCGGCTCCGTCCTCGATGCGGGTCACGCGGAAGCGTCCGGAAAGACCCGGCAAGGCGATGGCATCGCCCGGCTCGAGTTCCAGCAGGAAGGGCGCCACGTTCAGCTTGAGCGACCGGCGGGCAAGCCGCGCATCCCGCAGCATTTCCTCCGCCGCGGCCGCTGCCGCCGTCTCGGCCAGCACGCCGGCGATCGCGCCCGACGAGACGCGGTCGTTGCCGGCGCTCATGCGGCGCGAGCGGGCGACTGCGCTTTCGTAATCGCCGGCCTCGTCATAATAATCCAGCGTCGCCGCAGCCGGGACATCGCTTTCCTGTGCCAGCGTCTCGCTCCACAGCGGCTGATCCTCGATATCGGCCAGAACGTCGAGCGTGCCGAGCGGGGCCGATCTGGCCGCCCGCGAGGAAAAGACCAGCCTGCCGCCAGCCTCCCGGCAGTCGATCTGGAATGCCGACATCAGCGGCTCGATCATCGTGCGGGCCGAGGAGACATCGCCCTGGACATAGCCGGTGAGATCGCCGGAAACGGCGGAGGTGTCGAAATCGGCAAAACCGTTGTCGGTGAGGATTGCGGCGATCACATCGGCGAGCGTCCCCGCCCCCAGCCGGCCGTTCAGCCAGTGGCCGGTCTGCCAGTTGCCTCCATCGGCAAACAGGGCGGTGTCATAGGGAAAGGCCGGGATGGGGCGGGCGTCCCAGGTCCAGACCGTGATGTCGCCTTTGACGAGCATGCCGGAGGGCACGCCCTCGCCCGACCAATGGCTGAAATGCGCCTCGAGAAAACGGCGCTGCATGGCATCGCTGCGCTGACCGGAGGAGAAGTGGGGCAGCGCGCTTTCGGCCGATTTCGGATCGGGAAAGACATTGGGCTGGTTGGCACCGCGATCGACCGCCGGGCAGCCGAGTTCGGTGAACCAGAGGGGCTTCATGCCCGGCAGCCATGGCGTCGGGCTTGCGACCTCCGCGCCGCCGCGCCGGTCGTAATGGCGGTTCGACCACCAGGTGGCCATGTCCTTGGCGCGAAAGACCCACGGTTTGCCCGCCGCGCCGTCGGCGATGGGGCTGCGCGTGCGGCTCGCCCGGTCCGCCTCGCTGGCATAGTACCAGTCGAAATATTCACCCCCGGCAATCGCCGCCGCCATGGCTGCGCGGTCGTCCGAAGTCTCAGCGCCGTCAGGGCTGGCGGCAAGCAGATCGTCGTCGCGCCAGTCGGAAAGCGGGAGGTAGTTGTCGATGCCGACCGCATCGATATGGGGGCTCGCCCAGAGCGGGTCGAGATGAAAGTAGACATCGCCCGATCCGTCGACGGGATGATAGCCGGCATATTCGCTCCAGTCGGCGGCATAGGTGAGTTTCACGCCGCTGCCGAGGATCGCGCGCACATCTTCGGCCAGTGCCGTCAGAGCCTCGACGAAGGGAAAGGCGTCCGCCGCATCGCGCAGCCGCGTCAGCCCCCGCATTTCCGAGCCGAGGATGAAGGAATGGACGCCACCCGCGAGCGCTGCCAGATGCGCATAATGCAGGATCATGCGACGGTAGCCCTCGCCCGTTCCCGTGTAGGAGACCGCCCCGCCGCCGATGGCGAAATCCGCGGCAGTTGCCGAACCGCAGAACGCCTCTATGGCGGCACGCGTTGCCGCGCTGCGATCCGCCATCGCCGTGATGCGGCCGCGCCAGGGATAGGCGGCCTGACCGCTTCCGCCATAGGGATCGGCAAGGCCGTTGCCGGCGGGAATGTCCATCATCATGAGGGGATAGAGCGTGACCGAAAGCCCGCGCGCCTTCAGATCGGCAATCGCCGCCAGCACCGCGGCATCGTTCGGCGTGCCGCCGAAAGCCGGGCCGCCGTTGACCTCAGAGACCAAATGCGCGCTAGCGCGCGCGATGCCGGAGACGGACCACGCCACACTTTCGCTCTGGCGCGCCGCCACTTCGACGCCGGGCACCACGCGGCAGTGATCGGCGCGCAGGTCCGTGCCAAACCAGGTGACAACGAGGGAGATGCGCTTCAGGTTCGGGCAAAGCGCCTGCAGCTCGTCGAGCGAGGCCTGCCAGTCCGTCGTGGCATAGCTGACGTTGCGGTTGATGACGCGCGAGGCGCCGGTGCCGGTCACCTCCGTCACCTGGGCGGGCGCATAGCCGTGTTCGGTGGCGCCGGGAATGATCGTGACGGCCTCGATCTGTTGCTCCAGGGTTCCGATGGCGCGCACGACCTCGAACTGCAGCACCGGGATCCGGTTGCCGAAATCGTCGAGCGGCAGGCGTTCGAAGACCACATAGGCCGTGTTGCGATAGGCCGGTGCATTGCCCGCGCCCTGCCTGGCCTCGATTAACGGATCGGGCATCTGGTCCGCCGTGCCGCGATAAAGCCGCATCTCGATAGCGGAAAGGTCGAGCTCCTGCCCGTCGGCCCAGACGCGCCGGATCGCCGTCACCGGCCCTTCGCAAAGGCCGACCGCGAAATTGGCGAAGTAGTTGTAGGCCGTGGTCGTCGTGCCAGACCCGAAGGCCTTGCCGCCGGAACGCTCCGTGGTCACCTCCTCCTCGAAGCGCGTCGCCCAGAACAGCGTTCCGCCGATGCGGGCCGTGCCGTAGAGCCGCGTCACCGGCGTGCCTTCATCTGCGCCGGGAATGCGGGCGGTGGCCAGCCGCGCACCGGTGACCGTGGTGCCCGAGCCGATCAGGGCGCGGTCGACGGAGGCGCCCGCCAACGCACCGACCGCCTGGCCGATGGCAGAGCCGACCGGGCCGAACACGGAGCCGAGCGCCGCGCCCGCCGCCTGCAAAAGCAATGTCGCCATGGGATCAACCTTGAAGTTCGGGAAAACGATGGACAAAGGCGATGCGCCGCGCCCAGGATGGGACCAGTGGCGAGACGATCACGCCCGCCTGCTCATAGGCATGGATGAAGCGGCATTCGTCCGCCAGGATGCCGATATGCTTGGCCGCGACGCCGGCCCTCCACCGGAAGAGGAGGACATCTCCCGGCAGGGCGTCCGCACGCGCCAGCGGCGGGCCGAAATGGCGAAGCGCCGCCGCCGCAAGCCGTTCGACACCACCGCGCTCGGCCCAATCCGGCGCATAGGGCTCCGGGGCTTCAGGCTCCGCGCCATAGACCTCGCGCCAGACGCCCCGGATGAGGCCGAGGCAGTCGCAGCCGACGCCTTTCAGCGAGGCCTGGTGGCGGTAGGGCGTGCCGATCCAGCCTGCCGCCGCGTTAAGGATGCGCGATGAAGTTTTCACGCGGTTCATATCCAGTTCAGGTACGCTGGTGTAAAAAAAGTATTAAGCGATGAAGATCGGGGGGAACTTCTGACCGGCATCGCGATTACAGAGAGTATCGAGTCTGTATCTGGGGAACGCACATGTCGTTGCAGACACTCATCATCGTCAGCCTGGTCTTTGCCGGCTTCATTCTTGCTTCCGCGCCCGACCGGGCCTCGCTGTTCCATTCGCTCGGCCTGCGCCGCAAGGCGGGGCAGTAACGCCGGGCTACGGCAGGCGGGCAAACGGCGTCATTCGACGGTGGCGGACCCGTCATGCGTCGTGGCGCCGCTGACATAGCTGTAGGCGAAATCAGAACCCGGCATATGCGGGAAACCCTGAAAATTGAGGCTGTTGCCGAATTTCGCCTTGCAGGTGGAAAACGCCTTGTCGCAGCCGGCGACGATTTCGAACGTATCGCCGGCGGCCGGGCCCTGCGGCAGCGGCAGCCAGAAGGTGAGCCGCGCCGGATCGCCCGCCTGATGCCCGCCGATATCGACCGCGCGGCCCGCAAGCACACCACTTGAAAAGTTAAGAACGCCGAAACGGAACCAGCCGGCAGCAAAGGCCGACAGGCCGGTCACGCTTGCCTGCAGCGTATCGGCCTGCACGACGCTTCCCGCGGCGCGATAGGCCGTGAGATCCAGCCCGCAGCGGGTGTCGCCGAGACGTGCATCGCAGCGGCGGCCATAGACCCGCCCCGTCGGCTGGTCGAGCCGCGCGGCAAGGCCACGCAGTTCTGCCTGGAACCGGTTCGACGTCCGTGTCACCTCGCCGATCTCGCGCACATGCTCCAGCAGAAACGCAGCCGGATCGGCCCAGTTGACCAGCAGCACCTCGACGCGCGCGCCGTCATAGGCGCCGCGCTCGAGATCGGCATCCGAGATGGCATCGGAGGAGAAGGCGCCGGCGACCTCGCCGTTCGGAGCGGCAAGGCCGAGCGCCGTCTCCGCCTCGCTGGCCGAAAAGCCGCTGGCGGCGAGAAAGCGCGTGCCATCCACGGTGAGATCGGCATCATGTTCCGTGAAGCCAAGCACGGTGCCATCGCGCCGCGTCAGGCGCCAGCAGCGGCAGAGCGTCGTCGCGCCCGTATCGATATGCGCCTTCAGGGCGGATGGAAGCTCTCTCATGGCAGGATCTCGATCAGCGGGATGGTGGGAATGCGGCCCGCATTGAAGGCCGAGAGGTCGATGTCGATGCGGCTGACGGCGAAGCGGACCGGCACGTCGAACTCGAACCCGGCCTGGACGATGGCGCCCGCAGGCGGAATGTGGCCGGCCGCGAAGGTGATGCGCCCGGTCGCGGCATCGGCCGTGAAGCGGCTTGCCGCCTGTTCCACGCCATCGACCGCAACGCGCACCGTGCCGGCGACCGGCTTGGAAATGGTGCGCGACACCGAGGCCCCGGCATCGGCATAGGTCTTCACCAGCTGAAAGACGGCCGTCGCGCCGTCACCGGTGCCTATCGTCTGGTCCTGCGGGCCGATCGCCTGCCCCGGCGCGACCGACTGATGATCGACCGGATCACGGAAGCGGAAGCCGTAAAGCTCGCCCGACCGCGCCTCGAAAAACGCAAGCACCGCATAGAGATCGGCGACAGAGCGAACGCCGGAACCCGCATCGTAGTTCCGCCGCGAACTGCGCCAGCGCGCATTGCGCGCCTCGCGCCCGTTCGAAAGATTGACGATATCCGTCATCCGCTCCGGCCCGCCACTGACGCCAAGCGCCAGCCGCAGGGGGAAACGGACCTCATGGAAGGAGGTCATGGGGTTGAGTCCTTTCCTCCTCTCCCCTGTGGGAGAGGACCAATCTTAGGTGCCTCTTCTGCCCCTCGCCGTCGCCCGCGTCAGCATGGCGGAAATCTGGGCTTCCGACTTGCGGAAGCTGGCGGCGTCGGTGGCGGTGACGTTGAAGGTGATGGACTGGGCGGGGGCGCCGGAAGCGGAGGCGACGCCGAGGCGGCCGTCGGCGCCGCGCTTCAGCGGCAGGATCGCCTCGGATCCGGCCTCGCCCATCAGGCCCACATTGCCGCCCATGGCAAAATAGGTCGGCGCGGAGACGACGCCGCCGGAGGCGAAGGGTTGCACGGCAAAGGGCTGCAGCGCGCCGGGCACGCCGCCCTTGGAAAAACCGAGCAGGCCGGAGAGGCTCGCCGTGAGGCCGGAGGTCAGGCTGGATGCGGCGGAATTGACGGCCGTTTCCAACGGTTTCAGCCCCGCGGACAGCGCGATGTCGGTCAGGCGATTGCCGAGGCTTTTCAGCACGTCCTCCAGGCTCTTGCCATCGACACTCGCCGATTTCAGCGCCGAGGACAGTGCCGCGCCGAAGGATTTCGAGCGGGCCTCCAGCTGCGTCATCGCCTGGTCGAGCGCTGCGGTGTCGAGGCCGCCGGTCGTTGTCGTGTCGGTCATGGGTCAGTCTCCTGTCTGTCGGGATAGCGCGCCATCAGATCCTTCAGCGGCAGGTCGAAACGGGGGCTCAGTCCGCCGGTGATGGCGTGGAACTCGATGGGCGTCAGTGCCCAGAAATTGCGCGGTGCAAGCCGCAGCAGGCAGAGGCCGGCATGGATCGCCTCCCGCCAGGGGAACGCGCGCGGCCAAGCAGCCTCATCCGCTGCGGCAGTCAAGGGTGTGGCGTGACGCCCTCGCCCAAGGTCTGTCCAACCGCCTGCGATGCCGCCAGACCGGAAGACGCCGCACCCGTCCGATCCTCGCCCTGCGGCCCGAAGGCCGAGAGCAGCAGCTCGGCGACGACGCGTGCGGCTCCTGCAAGGCCCCCCTCGATCTCGAGGTCCGCCACATCCTCGTCCGACAGCAGATTGCCGCCGCCGCGCAACCCGGCGCCGATGATGCGGATCATATCCGCCGCCTTCAGGCGACCGCTCGAAAAGCGGGCGGCGAGATCATGCAGGCTTTCCGCGCCGAAGGCCGTTTCGAGTTCGGCAAGGCCACCCAGCGTCAGGCAGAGCACGCGCCGCTCGCCACCGATCACCGCCTCGATCTCGCCGCGCCGGCGGTTGGCCCGACCCTTCGTCAGGCGGTCCATCAGAGCGCTCCGAAGATGAGCTGGCCTGCCGATTCCAGCGAGAGATCGAAGAGCACCTCGCCATTATACTGGCCGGAATATTCCAGCGCGGCGATCTGGAACGGGCCCGTGACGGTGCCGAAGTCGGGGATCAGCACCTGCCAGTTGAGGATGGCGCCCGAGAAGAAGGCCGAGCGCACCAGCTCGTCCGAAGCGGCGTCCTTGAACAGGCCGGAGCCGGAGACCGAGGCGCGGTTGACACCGGCGCCCGCCAGAAGCTCGCGCCAGCGCCCGGCGCTTTCGGCATCGGTGACATCCACTTGGGCGGCATTGAAGGCGAGCTTGCGCGTGCGCAGCCCCGCCACCGTGACGTAGGCGGAAGATGTGGTGTTGAAAACTTTCAGGAGAAGATCGCGGCCTTTTTGCGCGGTCATGGGATGTTCCTTTCCAGCGTGGTGATCTGTCGCCATTCCGGCGCGTGACGAATGACGGTTCACAAGCCGCAGCGGCTATGGTTTGTTGGGCTCGTCCGACTCTCTCAGGCCTTCCCTTGTCCGTCCCGCCGCCCCGCGCTTCGTCTTCGAAGTTTCGCCTCATCTCGATCCTGTCCGTCTCCCAGCTTCTCGGCTGGGGCACGACCTTCGACATGCCGTCGGTGCTGGCGCGGTCGATGGAACGCGATCTCGGCATGCCGTTCGAGACGATCTTCGGCGGACTCTCGGTGATGATGGTCATGGTGGCGCTCGCCAGTCCCCGCGTGGGGCGGCTGCTGGTCCGGTTCGGCGCGGCGCGTGTCATGGCGGCCGGCTCCGGCGTGATGGCGGCGGGCCTTGCGGGTCTTTCGGGCGCACAGGGACCGATGAGCTACTTCGCGGCCTGGATCGTCATCGGACTGGGCGGCGCGCTGGCGCTGACCGTCCCGGCCAATACAGCGATCGTCGAGCGCGAAGGTCCGGGCGCGAAGCGAACCATGACCACGATGTCCGTGTTCACGGGGCTTTCGTCCGCGATTTTCTGGCCAATCCTGGCACTTGCCGATCAGGGCATCGGCTGGCGGCTGGCGCTTCTGCTGGCCGCGGCGGCGCATCTCTTCGTCATGCTTCCGCTGCATCTTTTCGCCCTGCCGCCGCGCCTGACAGAGACGGGATGGACCGGCACGGAGGAGACGGCGGCGCGGGCGCCACTCCGTGCCCCACTGCGGCGGATCGCACTCCTGCTGATCGCTGGAGGCTCAAGCCTGATCGCGCTGCTGACCTTCGGCATATCGCCATCGCTGATCGAGCTTCTCAAACAGTCCGGCGCGACACCCGAGCTGGCACTGACGCTCGGGTCGCTGCGCGCCGTGATCGGCATTTCGGCCCGTTTCGGCAGCACGGTCCTGATCGAGCACCTGTCGACCGTCGCGTCCGGTCTCTTGGGAAGCGGCATTCTGCTCGGCGGCTTTGCCGTGCTGACGCTGTTTGCGCCGTCGCTGGTGGCGCCGATGGGCTTTGTCCTTCTCTACGGCGCCGGTGCCGGCATCGTCACGATCGTCAGGACGCTGCTGCCACTTGCCTTCTTCACGCGCGCCGAGTTCGCACTCATCTCCAGCCGCGTGGCGCTCGCCCAATATGCCGCGACCGCCGTCGCGCCCTTCCTCTTCGCGGCGATCCTCGAACATTTCGGGCTCGCGGGCGTGCTGATGGTGTCGGTCGCGATCGCGCTTGCCATCCTCAGCGTGATGGCGGGGCTGATGCGGTTGGATACCCCACGACGGGCCGGGTCATAGCCGGGTGTTGGACAGGACGTCCTTCAATGGCAGGAGCAGCGTCCTTTCGCTGCCCTTCGCGGCGCGGAAGCCGTATTTCGCGTAGAAGCGCCCGGCGTCGTCATCCAGCGCATGAACCATCATTGCGCGAAATGCGACATGCTCGGCACCGGCAACCGCCGACAAGAGCGCGGCCTTCAGCAATTGCGCGCCGAGCCCCCTGCCCTGATGCCGCCGGTCAACCGCAAGCCGTGCCAGAAGCGCGACCGGAATGTCGCGCGGACTGCCATGCCCGCCGATATCGCGCGGGACTTCCTTGCGGGCAATCATGGCCGCGCAAAGCGCGTAATAGCCGACAACGGAGAAGTCTTCCGCGGCAATGACGAAGGTGCGCGCGAGACCGCTTTCGTGATTGGCACGCGCTGTCTCCTGCAGATAGTGGTCGAGGTCCGGTCTGCCGCTATCAAAGCCGTTCAGCCGGTGCTGGGTACCAAGCGGGACCGGCCGGCGATACATGGCTCAGTCGATCCAGTCGCGATGAGTATCGAGCAGCTTTTCCAGCGCAGCATTAGTACGGGCGGGTTCTGCAAGCAGCGCTTCCACAGCGTCAAAGGCCTCCGGATCGAGCGCAACGAACCGCTGATCGAGCAGTTCCTTGCGTGCCGCCGCGAAGGCCGCCTCTGTCACGAAGGCAGTCAGCGATTTGCCGGCAGCACCGGCCGCCCGCTGGATTGTTTCCAGCGTGGCCGGTTCCATGCGGAACGTGACTGTCTCGTTCTTCCGGGCAAGGGCCATCGCAGGCTCCACTTCGTCATTCACGGATAAAATACCGGCGCGTCATGACAACGTCAATACATCACTCAATCACCGTCACCGCGCGGAACACCATTTCCGCCACATGTGCATCCGTCTTCGGCTCGCGGCGCGTGCGGGTCTTCACATGCAGCAGGCTGATGAGCGTCACGCCGCCGGAGAGGGTCAGGCGGGCATTGTCGAGGCTCTGGCGGATCAGGCCGGCGATGGCTTGCGCTTCGCGGTGGCCGGGAAGCGAAGACCAGGCGTCGAGCGATATCTGATGCTCCAGCCCGCCGTCATTGTCAGTGCCCCATTCGGTCGAGGTGATGTCGCGCAGGACGACATAGGGCATGGCGGCCTTCGTCAGCAGCCGGTCATGAATGGCGTTGGGCCCGATAGTGGCGGTCAGCGCCGCATTGGCGTTGAGGGCGGCGACGATGGCGGCGGCGAGTGCGGATTGCGGATCGGTCACAGCGCGCCCTCCTCGCAGAGGCAGACGAGATAGCGGCCGGTTTCGTCCGGATCGCGGATGGTGCGGATGGTGAACACGCGGCCTCCTTTCCGAAAACGCATGCCCTCGGTCACCCCATCCCGGGCCCGGATCCAGATGCGGTGGGTCAGCTGCCCGCGCATCTGCCCCGCGGTCTCATCGAAGCTGAAGCTCGCCGGCTCGATGCGTGCCCAGAGCGAGGCGGCGACCGTCCAGGCGAGCACCGCGCCGCCCTGCCCGTCGGGCGTGGGGCTTGGGGCTTCCAGGTCCAGCCGGGCGGTGAACTGCCCGGGATCGAGAAAGGTCATGTTCATGGTTCAGAGCCTCACCGCGCGCCAGGGCGAAACCAGCCGGTCGTAGCCGGCGGGAACGGCGGCCGGCTGCATGTCCGAGGGGATCGCGCCGCGCAGCTCGTACATCAGCGCCACATGCATGAGCATCGCCCGCTTGAGCGTGTCGGGCACATCCGCCCCGGTATTGCCGAAGCCGGCGGTGACATCGATCTCGATACCGTTGAGCGGCCGCCCCGCCGGGGGCTGCGTGGCGAGGAAAAGCCGCGCCGGCATCGAGGCCGCATCCAGCACATGGCCGTCGAGCGGCACAGTCTGCGGATGGCCCGCCGCATCGTAAACCGTCACGCTTTCAAGCGTTTGCACCGGCGCGATGGCAAGTTGAATCAAGCCACCCGCGGGCCAGTCGTCGAAATAGAAGCGGAGCGTCTGCGTGACCAGCACGAGGCCGCTCTCGGCCTCGAGATAGCCCCGTGCGGCCGTGATCAGGCTTGTGAGCAGTGCATCGTCGATGCTGCTGTCGAGGCGAAGATGCGCCTTCACCTCCGCGAGCGTCAGCGGCTCGGCGGCGGGCGGCACGATGATGGTGTGGGTCATGGGTGGCCTCGTAGATTGGGACACTTTTGTTGCTTTGCAGGGTGGGGCGAAAGGCCCCTCCCCACCCTCCCCACAAGGGGGAGGGAGCCCGTGCCGCGCCGGTTTCCCGTCTCAAATCACGTCCTTGGCGGAAGCACAGAACTTGAACGGAGAGTGAAAAGGTTGCGATTTCCGGCGCCGGCGCGACTATCCGTCTCCCCCCTTGTGGGGGAGATGGCGGCAGCCAGAGGGGGCCTTTGCGGCGCGGAAGCGTCACGCCGTGCCGAACTTGATGAGCTTGATCGCTTCGTAGTTCTGCACCCCGCCGCCGACGCGCTTCGTCGTGTAGAAGAGGACATAGGGCTTGGCGGAATAGGGATCGCGCAGGACGCGGACGCCGACGCGGTCGACGACGAGATAGCCGGCGCGGAAGTCGCCGATGGCGATCGAGAAGCTGTCGGCCGCGACGTTCGGCATGTCCTCGGCCTCGACGACGGGATAGCCCATGAGGCTTGCCGGCTGGCCGGGGCCCGCCGGGGGCAGCCAGAGATAGTTACCGTTGGCATCCTTGAAGCGGCGGATCGTGTTCTGCGTTTTGCGGTTCATGACGACCGTCGCATTCTGGCGATAGCCTGCCTTCAGCGCATAGACCGCATCGATCAGCACGTCCGACGGCCCCGAAGACGCGAAACCGCCAGAAACGCCGGTCGCCACATAGCCGAGCTTGCCCCAGGTCCAGCTGGCATCCGCCGCCTTGGTGGCGGTGAGGAAGCCGGACGGCTGAGTGACGCCGTCGCCGTTGACGAAGGCCGCACCCTCCTGCTCGGCAAAGACGATCTCGATTTCGGAGGACATCCAGGCCTCGATATCGACGGCGCTATCGTCGAGCAGCGCCTGGGTCGCCGCCGGCATGGCATAGAGTTCCATCACCGGGAAGGCGAGTTCGGCGAGCTGCGCGCTCGTCGTTTGCGGGCGCGCCGCCGTCTCGCCGGCCCAGCCGGTCGCCATGCCAGAGGTGGCGAAAGGCTTCTTGAGCACGGCGGTCGAGACCTGCCGCACCGTCGCCAGCGCCCGGATCGGCGAGACGACGGAGAGTCGGCGGCCGATCTCGGCGTCCAGCTCCGGCGTCACCGTATAGCTGCCATCCGCACCGGCGCCGATCGACATCGCCTTTGCCTCGATGGCGCGCAGGTTCGTCTCGTCGCCGCGGCGGATATAGGCCTCGAAGGCCGTCTTGTGTTCCAGCGCATCCGCCGCCGAAACGCCCGGCCGGCCAAGCGGCGGGCGCGCGCCCTTCAGCGCCAGGCGATCGAGAAGCTTCTTCTGCTCGTCCATCGCCTTGTCGATGCGGCCGAGCTTCTCGACGGTCAGCGCATCGGCCGCCTGCTTCTTCTCCATTTCGGCAAGCCGCCGGTCGTTCGTCTCCTTGAACGCCTCGAACCCTTCCATGAAGGCATCGAAGGCGGCATTCACATCGTCCGGCGCCGCCTTGATTTCCGGCGCGGTAGTCATCGTCTCGTGGTTTGCATGGGGTGTCATCAGCATTCCCTTTCTCGGGCAACAAAAAAGGGGCCGCGATTGCGACCCCTTTGGCGAAACCGGCGCGCTTGGAGGGCCGGGTATTTCCTTCAAATCAACCCCGCATCACGCCTGCCGCATGCCGGAGCTTGGCGGCCAAAAGCGCGCCGCTGCTCATCTCCTTCACCTCGCTGACGCGGGCGGAGGGGAGCATGGGGAAGGTGACGACGGAGATTTCCCAGAGGTCGGCTTCGAGAATGTGGCGGATGCCGGTTTTCGCGTCGCGCCTGGCGCGCACCGTCTGGAAGCCGATGGAGAGGCCGTCGAGCGCACTCGCCTTCATCAGCCGGCGCACCTCGTCTGCCTTGGCGACACCAGAGGCGAACTGGCCTTCGACATAGAGGCCGCGCGCATCCTCCTTCAGCGTCACCCAGCGGCCGAGCGGGCTTGCCGGATCGTGCTGGAAGAGCATGCGGATGCCAGAAACGCCGCGCTCGGCGAGCGCACGCGAGAACGCCCCGCGCTCGATCACGTCCTTGCCGAGATCCGGCTCGCCGAACAGGCTCGCATAGCCCGAAAAGCGGCCTTCGGCCGTGACGCCCTTGAGTTCGAGGGGCAGGAATTTGCGTTCGCAATCGGCGGTCAGCATGGGTGGAGTTCCTCGTGGATGGGGCAATAATGACAAGTGCTACCCCCTCATGCGGGGCTAGCTCCGAGATGATTGAGAGACACGAATTCGCTGTCGCCAAAGTCCCCCTCTGGCTGCCGCCATCTCCCCCACAAGGGGGGAGGCGGATGCGGCACTCGCTCCGGCCCGTTGTTGGGCTGTACCGGCGCGGCACGGTCTCCCTCCCCCTTGTGGGGAGGGTGGGGAGGGGTCTTTTCGAAAAGCCACCCTCACCGCCCCCACCGCTCCGCCACCCGCTTCAGCGCGCCCAGCGCCCACCAGGCCGTGAGGCTGACGGCAGCGGAGCCGGAGAGGACGATTTCGGGGGCGGAGAGTGTGGCGAGAAGGTCGAGCTTTTCGGCGCCGATCAGGCCAGCGGCCGGGCCGAAGACCAGGCCGGCAACGAGACCGGTGGCAAGGCGGGTGGCGGCCTCGCGCCGGCCATGCGGCAGCATGTAGATCAGCGAGATGGCGACGCCGGCCACCGAGCCGGCAATGCGTGCCGCCATGATCTGGGCATCGCCTGCGATATAAGTCATCGTTAAGCCCTCGCTGTTAGACTGTAGGCTGATCAACCCCGCGTGAACGCAGAGCGTCCCGCGCAGGCGAAGCCTTGACCTTGAGTCAGGCGGCCGCAATTTCGTGAGTCCTTTGAATCGCCTGCGCCGATTTCTTGCGACGGCAATTCCGCGTCCGTGCGTCCTGGCGCACAATCCGATTCCGCCGAACACAACAAGTCCTTGAAGATGCGCGACAAACGCGCTCCGAAAGGCGAGTTTTCCCGGTGCATCACAGCTTTGGCGCTCTGGACAGCGCAGCCAAAAGGCGAAACATTCGGGCTGTCCTTCAGGAGCCGAAACCCGTGTCCACCGCCGTCCAATCCGATTTCGCCATCTTCAACCTTGCCGCCTTCGAAGCATCGACCGGCGAGAACCGGGCCGCGCTGGCCCGCGAACTCGACCGCATATGCCGCGAGACCGGCTTCCTGGCGATTTCCGACCATGGCGTTGCGCCGGAGGTCATTGCGAACCTCAGCGCCAAGGCCCGCGCCTTCTTCGACCTTCCGCCGGAGGTGAAGCATCGTGCCGACCCGCCTTATGCGGGCTATCCGTATGGCTATCTCGGCCCCGGCGTCGAGGCGCTGGCGAAGTCGCGTGGCGTCGATTCACCGCCCGACCTGAAGGAGAGTTTCAATGCAGGGCCACTCGCCACGCCGCCGGGCATGACGGATGCGGATGCGCTGTCCTTCTGCTTTGCCGACAATATCTGGCCGGAGGGACCGGAGGGTTTCCGCCCCGCCTGGGAGGCCTATTTCACGGCGATGACAGATCTGGCCAAGCGCATCATGCGCGCCTTCGCCGAGGCGCTGAACCTCGAGACGCATTTCTTCGATTCCTGTTTGCAAAACCCGATCAGCGCCATGCGGGCGCTGAACTACCCCGAGCTCGACCGCGCGCCGCCGGAAGGGCAGCTGCGGGCCGGCGCCCATACGGACTATGGCAGCCTGACGATCCTGCTGCCCGACGCCGGCTCGCGCGGTCTCGAAATCATGACGCCGGAGGGTGCGTGGCGCGAAATTCCGCCGGTCGAGGGGGCCTTCGTCATCAATATCGGCGACCTGATGGCGCGCTGGACCAATGACCGCTGGGTCTCCACCCTCCACCGTGTCGTCAATGTCTCGCCCGAACAAGGCGGCCTCAACCGCCGCCAGTCCATTGCCTTCTTCCACCAGCCTGACTGGCACGCGGAGATTGCCACGCTGCCATCCTGTGTGGCTGCAGGAGAGGCGGGCAAGTACGACCCGGTGCTTTCAGGCCCCTATCTGATGGGGAAGTTCAAGAAGACGGTGATGTGAGCGGGCGCCGTTGCCAAAGGGTCCCGCTCCGCGCGCCTCAGGCCGGATCGGATCGGTCCGGCGGCAGGAGACGCGCCTTCAGCCCGCGGATCAACGGTTCCTCCACGCCTACGGCAAGTGCGGTGGCCGCCGCGAGGCAGAACAGGCCGGCCAGCAGCAGGCCGGACGGTGTCGTGATCCAGCCGGTGACGGTGACCAGGACAACGACCGGGAAATGTATGCAGTAAAACGGGTAGGAAAACCGCCCCATCCAGCGGAAGACCGGCCCGTTGAACGAAATGCCGGCGCCGCCATAGACAATCAGCGGGACGATGGCGATGGCCGCCAGGAAGGCAATTCCGGTTGCCGGCAGAAAGCAGAGAGCCACCGTCAGCAGCATCAGCAGGATGCCCAGCACCGCCTGCGTTGCCCGTTGCCAGCGCGCAAGAGGCAGCCTGGCGATCAGGACGCCTGCCGAGAAGCCGTAAAGTGTCCGAACGAGCCCCGCCATGATGTCGAAGGCATCAAACCGCCAGCCGATCGAGCCTGTCTGGATAAGCACGCACATGAAGACCAGCACCGCGCCGGCCGCCAGCATGGCCAGGAGAAAGCGCACCGACACCTTACCGAAACGCCAGAGCACGAAGAAGACCAGATTGATCACCAGCTCGAACATCAGGCTCCAGGCCGGCGTGTTGGCGGGAAACATCGGCGCCATGATCGGCGTCCCACCGAGGTCGAGGCTCCCCTGGTTCGGAAACGGCAGGTAGACGAGGTTCGTGGCCGCCGCAGCCAGAATCTGCCCCGCCGAATAGCTTGTCCGGCCTTCCGCCTGCGCAACGAGCAGCGCCGCGGTCCCCAGAAGCAGACCGAGGGCGAACATGGGATAGAGGCGTATGAGCCGCCTGCCGAGATAGGCCGCGAAGCGCATGTCCCGTTTCCGGATCTGGTCGGCGTAGGCCCTGGCAATGACAAATCCGCTCAGGCAGAAAAACAGGTCGACGACGTAATAGGCGTTCTGCGCGACAGGGTGCGGCGTGCGCTCCGTGAAATGGTAGACCGCAATCATGACTGCCGCGACACCGCGCAGTCCGTCGAGATATTCGAATCGGTGTCTCGTCATCGCCCCCCCCCGGAGCCGAAGCCAGTCCTGCGTTCTCACCAGAAGATCGCCGGGAATTCAAGCGCGGAGCGCAAGCCACGACCGCCTTTCGCTATCCGTCCGAGGCCGTCCCGGCTTCGTATCCCACCGCTTCCCGCTTCTCCTTTTCACTCAGGAAATCCGCTGCACCCACGCGCGCCCAGAGTTCCCCGCGCTCGGCGGACAAGCCGGCCACCTGGTCGAGATCGAAGCCCAGCTTCAGCTGCGGATAGACGTCCGACAGCCAGCCCGTCATCGCCTCCGCCGTGCGGAAGATCAGCGGCAGGATGGTGAGGCGCCAGAAGGCGCGGTTGGCTTCGGCATAGTTCGCATAGGTGTTGTCGCCGGGGATGCCGATCAGCATGGGCGGAACGCCGAAGGCGAGCGAGATGTCGCGGGCGGCGCCGTTCTTCGCCTCGGCGAAATCCATTTCACGGGGTGAGAGCCCCATCGATTTCCAGTCGAGCCCGCCTTCCAGCAGCATCGGCCGGCCGGCCCGGGCGGGACCGGAATAGCCCTCCGCCAGCTCCGCCTTCAGCCGCTCATACTGGCTGGCCGAAAGATTGCCGCCCTCCTTCGGCTGGTAGACCAGCGCACCGGAGGGACGCGCCGAATTGTCGAGCAGCGCCTTGTTCCAGCTCGCCGCCGCATTGGAGAGATCGAGCGCCTTGGCCGCCGCCTCCAGCGGGGCAAAGCCCATATGGTCGTCGAGCGGGTGGAAAAGACGCAGGTGCAACAGGCCCGGCTCGGCCTCAACCGAAAAGCGGCGCACCGCGCCGCCGACGCGATATTCGTAAGCGCTCGGCCAGCCATCCGCGCCCTCGATGACCCGCATGCGGTCGGGGCGCAGGAGATGCAGCTCGCGCAGATCGCTCCCCACCTCGACCGGCTCGACGAACGCATTGCCGGAGAGCAGCAGGTGGCCATAGAGCGCCTCCATGAATTCCGCCCCGCCCTGGCGCGGATTGGGCCGGGCAAGCAGGGCTTTCAGCGGATGGTCCGGCGCTTCAGCCGCCCCCTCGGACACCAGCCACGGAACCGAGGCGGCCGCTTCGGCAATCATCCGCACCGCACGATAGGCCACCGGATTGCGCATGAAGCCCTCGCGGGCGAGCGACGCATAGGAGCGCTGCGACCAGTGCGCCGGGCCGGCGGTGGCGAGCGCGAAGAGGGTGGAAAGGCCGGTGGACTTGGTCTCGGCGGGGGTGGCGCGGGGCGTGAGGAACGGGATGCGCATGCGATAGTGCCTTTCGAATGGTCGTTTGAGGCAAAAGCCCCCTCTGGCTGCCGCCATCTCCCCCACAAGGGGGGAGACGCTTGAAGGCGCGGCCTTCGACACTCTTGAGCGTCCCGAGGAAGCCAGCTTGTGAGAACAAGAGGGGGGCAGGTTAAGAAGGTCAACGCGTTGTACGGTTTGACAAAAAGTAGACATTCACTGTTTGCGCAAAACACGCGCCACATCCGTCTCCCCCCTTGTGGGGGAGATGGCGGCAGCCAGAGGGGGTGTTACTCCGCCGCGATGCCAACGTCCCCTTGCAATGTCACCAATCCCTCCGCAAACACCCGCCCATAGCCCGCCACCAGATCCGCCTTGTCGCGGCCGTTGACGATGGCGCGGGCCTTCAGCCAGTCCTCGCGGCCGGGGCGGAAATAGTCGGAGAGCCTGGCACCGGAAAAGGCGCCGCTGACCATGCCGTTAATCAGGATTCGGGTGGCCGTTTCCGGATCGAGCGCCTTCTCTGGCGCACTCTCGATGCCGAAGATGCGGTAGTTGCGCCGGCCGGTGATCTGCACGAGCCCGCGGCCGCGAAAGCGCCAGCCATCGCCGGAGGCCTCGTCGCCGTTGCCGATCCGGCTGGCATAGACACGGTTGGCGATCCTCTGCGGCTGGCGGGCATAGGCCTTCGCCTCGTCCGCCGAAAAGCGGTTCGGGAAGGTGGCGATCAGCCCGCGCGCCGAATAGTTGAGGTTCTCCGCCACCGGCTGCATCCGCGTCCCCGTCTCGTGCCAGGCGGTTGCCAGAACATAGGCCTGCTGGCGCAGATCGAAGAGATCGCGCCGGGCGGCGAAGGCGTCGAGCAGGCGGTTAAGCCCCTCCAGCTGGGCAGACGAAAGGGTTCCCCGTCCCAGCGTTTGCCGGACATGGGCGAAGAAGCCGGTGCGATCGGTCATGGGGGCTCCATGGGAACAGGACATGTTGGCAAAAGAAAACCCCGCTCGAAGGCGGGGTCGCACCCATCAAAAACGCGAGGCGATCATTCTATTCGGCGGCGGCCTTCTGTGCCGGCGATGGCGCGTGGCTTTCGCCGACAGACGCTTCGGCGGCGGCTTGCGGCAGACGGATGGTCACTTCTATTTCGCCGTCCATGGCCCAAACCAGTTCGGCAAGCGTTCTGAGCGTCAGATTGTTCGAGCCAGAGAGACACTTGTTGACGCGCGCACGGTCCAGGCCAAGGCGTGCTGCAATGTCCTGCTGGGTGAGCTTGCTCCGCTGCTGCCGTTCGACATGGAGCGTTTGCAACTGCCGCCCAATATCTGAAATGAGATCGGCCGCGACTTCCTGCTTCGGGTCGAGTTCAAAAAGAAATGACATCGTCTTCCTTTGCGTTCACCAGCCATCTCGGCTCATCGAGTGGAAGCGCTGCTCTGAGCCGCACCGTCTCATCGCGATAGCCGTCGTAGAGGCCATGGGTTTTCACCCGTTCCATACTGTCGCCGAAGCTCGCAATGAAGATGTCTTGGCGATAGAACCATCCGAACACCCTCAGGTCTGCGGTCTTCAGCTCGAAGACATCCTTTTCGCCCGGCTTCAAACGTCTGTAGTCGCGCGATAGATTTAGCGGCCGTCCGATCAGGTAATCGCGCAGCAAAATACGGAATTGCTCGGATGGTGACACATCCTTATCATCCAGGGCCGCAAGCTGTGGAAGTTCCTCCTCAAGCCACGTCACAAAGGCTGGAAGCGCATAGAACATCCTGTTTTCCAGCTCGCCGCGATAAAGACGAAGCGAAACCCGAATGAGCTGCTTCGCGTTCACCAGCGCCTTTATTGTTGACATATAAGTTAACTTCCACCCCTTAACAAGCCCTTAACCCGACAATTGCGGGTTTCTGAATCCAACGCAACACTTTCTGCGCGCACATCACACTCCCCGCACCCGCGGCTCGCCCTGCCCCTCCAGCATCAGCGCGGTGAGCGCCCAGACGAGCGCATCGAGCCGGTCGGGCGAGCGGCCGGAGGAGAGGCCGCCGGGGCCGAAGTCGCACATCTGGTCTTCGAGACTCGCAAAGCGGCCGGCATGGGCGACACGGCCCTGTTCGTAGAGGGCGGCGACCGGTTCGGCGCGGGCATGCTTGCCGCGGGCGGCGCGGACCGTGGTGATCGGCAGGTTCTCGTCGATGCCGCGCAGCGTCGAGACCACCATGTCGCCGCCCTGGTTGATCTCGGCGACGATGCGGTCGGCCTCGAAGCGGCGATAGGCGCGCGCCACGGCCTGTGCCCAGGCGGCGGGCGTTGCGGCCTCGACGGAGCAGTCGGCGAGCACGACCGCCCTGCCATGACCGTCGAGACCCGCCACGACGATACCGCAGCAGCTTGCCGCGCCGTGACCCGCAGGCGGATCGACGCCGATGACGATGCGGCCGAGCGGGCCGGTGCCGGCGAGCGGCACGACCGGGATCGCGTCGCGCCGCCATAGCGCATCCTCGCGGTCCTCGATCAGCTCGCCGTCGAGCTCCTGCCGGCCGAGCCGCGTGCCGCCATAGCGTGCCTCAAGCGCCGCGATGAAGCCCGGCGCGAGGTTGCCGGCATTGGCGAGCGTGGAAATCCGCGTCAGCGCCGTGCCGGGGTCGGCCATCAGCCGCTTCACGAGGGGCAGCGGGCGCGGCGTCGTCGTCACCAGCTGGCGCGGATCGCCGCCGAGGCGCAGGCCGAATTGCAGCATGTCGAAGGTCTCACCGGCGTGCTTCCATTTTGCCAGTTCGTCACACCAGGCGGCGTGAAACTGCGGGCCGCGCAGGCTTTCCGGATCTTCGGACGAGAAGAGGTAGGCGATGGCGCCATTCGGCCAGAGCAGCCTGCGGCGCGAGATTTCGAAGACCGGACGCTCGCGCACGGCAATCCGCATGATCCCCGATTGCCCGTCGATCATCACCTCCCGGGCATCGGCAAAGGTTTCCGCCACGAGCGCGATGCGCAGGCCGGGCGTGGCGCGTGCCAGGCCATGCACCCATTCCGCCCCCGCCCGCGTCTTGCCGGAGCCGCGCCCGCCCATCAGCAGCCAGGTCCGCCATGGCCCCGCGGGCGGCCGCTGTTCCGGACGGGCAAGGAGGCGCCAGTCGCGCGCCGCGGCGAGAAGCTCTGCATCGGTCAGCAGATGCGGGCCGATGCGCCAGCGGGGGACCTCCCTCTTCTCCCCTTGGGGAGAAGATATCCGAAGGACAGATGAGGGGTTCTGCTCTGACTGAGGCTCAGCGGAAAGTCCCCCTCTGGCCTGCCGGCCATCTCCCCCACAAGGGGGGAGACGACCCGTGGCAGCCGCCTGCCCCGAAGCGAGGGCGGCGGGTGAGGCAACCACCTGCCTAAAGACATCGGGGTCGGGTGCGGCATCCGGCTCCGGTCGCGCCTCAAGCGAAACCGGTGCGGCATGGTCCCCCTCCCCCTTGTGGGGAGGGTGGGGAGGGGTCCTCATTCCGTCAGCAATCTCCGCCGCCAGCGCCTCCGACTTCGAAAGGGTCACCACTCGCTTCAT